GATGATCTGGCTGTATTCTTGTGCATTGACCATGGGCGTGGCCTTGATGCGCCACAGGTGTGGTTGCCAGGTTTGACTAAATCCTTCACTGGCAAAATTACCATCTTGTATCACATAGTATCTAGGCAAAGGCAAAGGTATAGTACGGTCTAGCGGATGATAGTCTTTGAGATTGGGTACTTCAATCACATCACCTACCATGAGCTTGCGTCCTAACGTATCAATCATGTCATTGTAGTGGAAGGTAATAAACAAGGTATCACCGTTCAAGAACAGGCCAAATTGTGTTAAATCAAAGTCAATGTCTTGTGTACGATACACGCCACGCATGACAAAAATGTCTGGATCATACACTCGGTCACGATTTTCTAACAGCAACAAATCTTCGATGAACAAAGGATTTTCAGTGGCATAAGTGGGTATGGTAGCATCGCCCGGCGAGTTGGTTTGATTGGCGTTTAGCTGTGGTCCAAGATATTTGTGTACAAGTATGTCAATGCCTCCCACAGTGAACATTTCGCTGATGTTGCGATCAAGATACTGATAATCATAGGTTCTGTTAGGGCGATAAAGGCTCAAGCGTGGCATAGTCTTGTATTTATGGGTTAAATTGACTTGTAACTCCAAAGCAGTTATAATTAACTACATGGATGAATTATATCAACGACTAGACCTAGCAGAACGTCAAATAGCCACAATTAAAAACAAAGTGGCTCGTAGAGATCTGCTAAAAATGGTTAGGACTATAGATCAGGCCATGGTAGCCGCAGACATGGAAAGCGTAGAATGCCGTAGGTTACACCGAGAAACTCACCGATACAAAGAGTTAGTTCAACAAGCAGGTGAATTAATAACCAATCTGGAGCAACACCTTACTTTTGCGGCATTATTGAATGGTTGACCAAAAATGACCCAAGTGCTATAATATTCTAATAAACTCAGGAGAAAGCATGAACGCACGAGCCACAACTGTGATCAAACCCTTGAATCCCAAAGGTGCAGAAACCAAATACGTTGGGCACGAACCAGACTGGAAATTTCAGCCCACGGAAGAAAATCGCATCAGTGCTTTTAGCAAGGCCTTTGCCTGGTACAACTATCACTATGGCAAAAAAGATGCCAAGGACATGCTGTGCCAATATCTGGACGTCAATCACCGAGCCAAAGACGCCAAAGTCATGCGTGGCATTCCTGACAGCCACATTCGACTCACACCGGCCTGGGTGTGCAGGATGACCCTGATGGGCCTGACGCTCAACGAGCATGAACAGTGCATCATTGACGAACAGATTGCTAACATGCTGAAAATCAAACAAGAAGTTAAGAAAGTCATCGACGAGGCCGAATCTGCTGTGGCCAAACTCACAATTCAAGATCACCTGCGTGAAAAGGTTAGCGAATGTGCTGGCGAGCTAGAAGGTATGTTTGACGATTTTATCAAGGCAGGCGCCAAAATGAGTGCCGACTGGAAACCCATTGCTCAGATCCGTGGCATGAACATCAGTCCCAACATGGTAGGCACCATTGCTGATGTATGGAAAAAGAAATTGTCAGAGTTTGAAGAAGTGCTAGAGGGCACTGATGCTGACCTTGTGGAAGGTTATGGGCATTTAAACAAAAATCAAATCAAACAATGCATCAAGTTCATTGAGCAGGTCATAGCCGACTGTGGCAACTATGTGCAGATCAAGAAAGTTGAACGCAAGCCCAGAGCTAAGAAAGCAGTAAGCCCAGAAAAACTTTCATCCAAATTTAAGTATCTCAAAGACTTTGCCGAACTCAAGCTGACCAGCATAGCACCTGCACAGTTGGTGGGTGCGTCTGAGGCCTGGTTGTACGATACCAAGAAACGCAAACTCATACACGTTGTGGCCGACACACACATGGGCACATTCAGTGTAAAAGGGTCAGCCGTTGTGGGCTTTGACACTCAACAGACAGTGCAAAAGACTCTGCGCAAACCTGCAGAGCAATTAAAAGAACTATTATCAGGCGGCAAGCCCGCGGCACGCAAGGTATTCAAAGACATCCGAGCCACAGAAACCAAGTTCAACGGGCGCGGCAACGAGAATTTGATCATACTCAAAGCCTGGTAAATACAGGGAACACGGAGTTCCCTTTATGACAGCCCAGACTACCCAATCACAAAACAGCCTAGAAACACTCAAACAACAACTGTTTGATTATGTGCGTTTGACCTTGGGTGATCAGATCGTGGATTTAGAACTGGATGCTGAACACTACGAAACGGCATATCAACGCACCATTGGTACCTATCGTCAACGGGCACAGAATGCCTATGAAGAAAGCTACACCTTTATGGAACTTGTGACCAATGTAAACATCTATACCTTGCCACAAGAAGTCATAACTGTGCGTCAGATCTTCCGCAGAACTTTTGGTGACTCAACTGGACCATTTGCATCAAACTTTGATCCATTCAGTCAAGCAAGTTTGAATGTGTATCTCATGAACTTCAACGTAGCCGGTGGTCTTGCTACCTATGATTTCTACAGTCAGTATGTAGAACTGGCCGGACGTATGTTTGGCGCCTACATGAACTACACCTGGAATCCGGTCACAAAGAAATTGCAACTGATCCGTGATCCCAAAGGCACCGGAGAGAATGTCCTACTCTGGACCTACAACTTGAAACCTGAATTCAACTTGCTACAAGACTTCCAAGTCCAACAATGGATACGTGACTACATGGTAGCCGCTTGCAAGATGATCATCGGTGAGGCTCGTGAGAAATTTGGACAATACGCTGGCCCACAAGGTGGCAGCCAACTCAACGGTACTCAACTCAAAACCGAAGCTCAAGCCCAAATGGATGTGAAGATTGAAGAACTCAAAAACTACGTCGACGGCAGCCAGCCTATCACTTTTGTAATCGGATAAAATTTTAGATCATAATTAAGTTTTATGCTGCATCAATCACCTACTATTATTCGTGTACCAAAAAAAAATAATATTTTTGCCTGCATAGGTGATTTAGATAGCATGGGACTAGCGTCAGCTGAAACCATAGTTCAGGTAGTACAACGTACAGGAAACAAAAACAAATATACACATGTCCACGAATGGTGTTGTGGGCACGGTGCCATGGGTTTTGAATTCATGTTTCAAAATCTTTGTGAAAAATTAACTCTGTCTGACATACTTTGGAAGGCAGCATTGAGTTGTAACTTTGTGAGTGCGGTCAACAATTTTCAAGATGTTTGCAATGTTTATGTTATAGAACAATTAGAGGATATTCCCATGCCTGAAGAAAAATGGGACCTTGTAATCTCAAACCCGCCTTATGCTCCAGATGATAAATGGTATGCATCCTTGGGGATTGAACTACAAGAAGATTCTTATGATAGAAATATAGATGGTGATTGGCGAGCACACCATAATTTTTTTAAAAATGCTGTTGATTATATCACACCAGATTGCGACATTTATCTATTTGGCTCGGTAATATGGTTAGATCAGCAGATTGAAATAGCCAAGAGTTATCAATATCAACTAATTGGCGTTTACGATGATCTTGCCCATATTGCCACGCAAGTCAAACTGTTGCATTTTCGTCCACCTAAATAATTTTTACCAGTAGACTTAGAATCAAAAACATGCTATACTCTTAGCATGAGCTCATTGATGATTGACATAGAAGGTTTGGCCACTGGTCCAGATGCCACCATCTTGACCATAGCCGCGCAGAGCTTTGATCCTTTTGGCCAGGGTTATTACGATCGTTGTTACTATGCCCGTATCACCTTGGAAAGCCAAGAAACTCGTAGCATAGAACAAGGCACCATACAGTGGTGGTCGACTCAAAAGGAAGCCCAGGCCGAAGCCTTTTGTGAAGAAGGCCGCGTGCCACTAGACATAGCACTTGATAGTCTTTATAAACTGGCCTGGCAACACAAATTCATCTGGGCCAATGGTCCTACCTACGACATGAACATACTTGAGCATGCCTACAAGAGCTATGGCAAAGCCTTGCCCTGGCAGTTTTACAATGTGCGTGATGCCAGAACCGTTTACAGTTTATGGCCAGGCTTGCCCAAGCCGCCCACCAGCCACCATGCCTTGGAAGATTGTCGTCGACAAATTGACATGCTACAAGCCACACTACGACACTTGAATGTAAAGGAAATCAGATT